GAAGCTTCTCCTCCTAGATAAATTTCAATTTGTCTTTGTTTAAAAATAAATCCCATTATATAATTCCATAAACTCTTTAGCAAACTTTGTTACAAGTTCATGATCAAGTGCAGTAGCTAAGGTTTCTTCATTATTATTAGCTGTTGGTGTCCAATTATATGAGCCATGCATTACATAGTCCATATCTATGATACAAAACTTATTATGCATACGGTTATATCCTCTACTTCCAAATCTCGGAATGACCACAACATCGAAATTATTCTCTTCCAGTTTTGAAATCATATTTTTATTTGAGTCTTCCTGCGAAACTATTATTCTTATATTTAATCCTTGCTTCTTTTTCGCTAATAACTCTTGATAAATAGCTTCATTAGAAAACCATGCAACAGCTGCCCAAATTATAAATTTAGCATCTTTAATACCCTGAATAACTTTCTCTTGAATTGCATCAAAAACTACATTATGCTCTGTTACTACATCTGGTGTATCAACTACCTGTGGACGTATTTCAACATGATGTAACGCATAATCATCAGATTCCTCATATACATACTTTACTAACTCTTCTAGAATTTTCTCATTTTCTTCTGCGACTTCTAACAAAGGAACTGGAACTCGTAATTCCACAATCTCCCAATGTTGATAGGAGCGCCCATGATTTGCAAATCCATATTGTGGAACAAAATTAACTCTTGCTCTACCTAACAATCTCAATAGTTGGTCTCTTGATTCAATTGATTTATATTTTCTATTATATTTCAACACTTCTATCATAATCTTAATGAAAGCACTTCTATCCATTAATATCACCTTTCTTTACATATTTACCACTCTTAATTCTTTTATCATTTGGTTTCTCAGCGTCTGCAGGAATAGCCCAATATGAGCCAATCTTTGTGGCACCAGGTATACGTCCCTCTGTGCAGAGTACCTGTATTCTTCTAACTGTAATACCCCATTTTTCTGATGTTTGCTTTATTGATAAATATTCCATCATAATCTCTCCGTAAATAACTTTACAGTTACACTCGTTAACAATAGTATATTCCAAACTACGAATAAAATCAAATTGCAAGTATAACAAAAAGACAGAACCGAAGTTCTGCCCTACACATAATAATTTATCGTTCAATATCAATCTCTACCTTTGCTTTAAAGCGAATCGTAAACTTGTCCTCGTATACCTTTATTTCCTCGATGTATTTTCTTACCCTACCTTCATCATATTCTATCAGTTGATGATTTTCTCCTTTAAGAAAATCCGTTAATTCTTCTATTCGTTTTTTCACACCTTCCGTTTCTGCTCTTTGTACCTGAAACTCATGTTTCTTGTCTCTAATAATATCTATCTCATCAACCAGTGTAGTATAATCTTTCTTAGCATGAGCAAGCTTTACCAGTTCCTTTTGCTTTTCCATTAAGATTCCGTTCAACTTCTCCATCTCAACAGAATTATCATCTGCAATTGCCATTTCTATATTATCCCTTAGAATTTGCAACATTCTGTCTGAACAAATAAGTATCTTATTGATTGCCTTGACAGTTGCATCCTGTAATTCTAACTCTTGAATGGTGGGAGCATCACAAGCTGATGGACCATGCTCTACTCTGGTACAACACCTCCATACCGTAGATTTCTTTCCTCTATTTTTCCATGCAATTCTCCTGTAAATATCACCGCATTTTGTACAGGTACAAATACTTGAAAGGGCATACTTGCTGGAATATACTCTTTTCTTTTTGCTGTCTACCCCACTTGTAAGATTTGCTCTTCTAGTCATTTCTTCCTGCACTAACATGAATATATCTCGGGCTATGATTGGCTCCTGACTATCCTTTACATAGTACTGAGGAACTGTACCATCGTTCTTAATTCGTATTTTCTCAATGAAGTCTGTTGTGATTGTCTTCTGTAAAAGTGCATCACCCATATATTTTTCATTTCTGAGTATCCCTCGGATTGTGCTTAGATGCCATTTATATCTTTTGCCCCCAGTCCTTATTTTGTCTTTTTCCAGTCCATTTGCTATATCCCTAAAACTCGCACCCTCTAGGTACTCTCTGAAAATTCGTCTGACAATCTTCGCCTCATTCTCATCAACAATAAGCTTGCCATCTTCGTCCTTTGTATAGCCTAAAAAGTGCTCATGATTGACCTGCACCTTTCCTTCTTGGTATCTAAACTGTAGTCCTAACTTTATATTTTGTGAAAGAGAGGCTGACTCTTGTTGTGCAAGAGATGCCATGATGGTAAGAAGCAGTTCCCCAGACGCTTCTAGGGTATTGATGTTTTCTTTTTCAAATATGATAGCGATATTCTTTTCCTTTAGCTTTCTAACATATTTCAGGCAGTCAATAGTATTTCTTGCAAACCTGCTGATGGATTTGGTAATGATCATATCGACTTTCCCTTCAATACAGTCATCAATCATCTCTATGAATCCTTCTCTTTTCTTAATGTTGGTGCCAGAAATTCCATCGTCAGCATATATCCCAGCAAGTTCCCATTCTTTATTTCCGCCAATATATTCTGTATAGTGCTTAACCTGCACATCATAACTCCCCGCCTGCTCATCGCTGTCAGTACTAACTCGACAGTACGCTGCGACTCTTAATTTAGGTTTATTTTCTTGCCTTGTTATTCGATTACCAGCTCGTATTCTGGCAGGTATCAATGTTACGTTCTCATTCATTTTCTACCTCCATAATTTGACCATATGCATACTCTGCCTGCTTATATGGATCCTTATATTTTTCTTCTATCTTTCTAATCTTAAAAGCTCCGATTTCTGCTTTTATATGAGGTCTATAAATTCCTATACGATTTTGACTTCTCACATTATGTTCTCTGATTTCCTGTGCCTTTACAAAAATATCTTCATCAATAATCTGGGGATAATACACTGTACCAAGATATACTTTATTCTTCAGAATTCTACCTATAACTGAATGAGTCTTATCAATTCCAGCTTTCTTAGTAGCAGCTCTCATAGACTTACAATCAATGTATTCTTGGTAAAGAGCCTTGATTCTTTCTGCATCAACTTCATCAACTACCGCAATTCCATTTTTGATGCGGTATCCATATGGTGTATGTGTCATATCTTTACCAACCTTTCTGTTAAATTCAGCCCGCATTTTAAAGCGAAAGTTATTTCATTTCTGTTATTAACTTTAATCGTATCAACATATTCTAGAAATAAGGCATCATTAAATTCTGTGATAACTTCTTTTTTAGATGCAAATCTAAGAAGTTTCTGTGCCTCATCTAAATGGTTTAAATCTCCGTTAATGCTTTTTACAATAAGCTGTTTATTTCTTGCCAGCCTGTCTGCTTCTAAGGTCAACTGATTATTTTCTGCGTGAAAAACCTCTGGCTCGATATAACCAGAACTCATCAGATTTGTTAGAACTGTTGCCTGCTCCGCATTTTTTTCAATCTGCTCTTCCAAGGCTAGTACCTGTTTTAGTCTTTGCTTATTGTTTGTTCCCTTAAGACTCATAACAAAAGGTTTCAAAACTTGGTCATGTACAGTCTGCAGTTTACGAATCATTCTAAGAAATGCAGTCTTTATATCCTCATCACGAATGTACATCATTGAACAAGCATTTTTATCTGTAATATGTCTATTACAGCACCAAGCCACATAATCTCCACTTGGTTTGTAGTGCTGTCTCCTCTTGAAGGTCGCTCCACATTCACCACAGTAGATTTTTCCTGAAAATACATATCTACTCTGGTATTTCCCTGTATCTTTTTCAATGCTTTTTTCTCTTCCTCTTTGCTTGATTACTTCTGCTACCTTATCAAAGATCTCATGACTAATAATCGGCTCGTGATGGTTTTTATAAAGGTACATATTTTCTTCACCATAATTGAAATGGCGGTTATAATTATCGTCTGTATATGTCTTTTGAAATATCGCATCGCCTGTGTACTTCTCATTTTGTAAAATCCCTCTTACAGTAGAACCATGCCATTTAGCTCCCTTCTTGCTTGGGATACTTCTATTATTTAGTTCTCTAGCTATAAGATGGGTTCCCATTCCATTAATTGTCATAATAAAAATTTCTTTAACAATATCTGCTTCCTTTGGGACAATATTCATTTTTCCATCCTTGTTTTCATAGCCATATGGTGGATAGCTGATGATAAAGGTTCCTGCCTTAAAACGGTTTTTTATAGACCACTTACTGTTCTGTGAAATTGATTTTGACTCACTTTCAGCAATGGAACTTAAAATAGAAAGCATAAGCTCTGAACTCATGTGTTCAGTATCTATATTCTCCTTCTCAAAAAATAAGAAAACCTTTAAACTTGTAAGTTTTCTTACCATTTCAAGACAGTCCGTTGTGTTTCGTGAAAATCTACTGATGGACTTTGTAATTACACGATCAATCTTTACATCTTCACAGTCTTTTAATAGAGCAAGCAACCCCTCTCGCTTTTCTATCTTCGTTCCAGATATTCCTTCATCATAATAAAGACCTGCATATTCCCAGCTAGTATTTGCATTAATATAAGATTCATAATGTTCCTTTTGTATTTCTAAACTAAGTAGCTGTTCTTCGGATTTGGTTGATACTCTGGTATAGGCAGCGACACGTATTTTTCTTTCTTTCACGAAGCTTTTTGTAGCTTCAATTTTTGTTATCCTTGCCATTGTCTCACCTCCTTATTTTATCAGTACTATATATCACTCTACTTGCTGTAATTATCAAGTCATATATCCATCAAATCCTTATAAAAAGGAGAAAATTTTTCTGTATTCAATACCTTGATTTTGTTGTACTCTTCTGTGGAAATAAGTCCTTGCTCCAGCAAAGATTGTGTTAGTTTTTGGGCTATTTCATATTCAAAATCCTTACGCATGGCTTCCTTTGTCATCTTGCGGGCGGATACATCAATGGAAGAAGGTATGCTATTAGTTACATGCATTCTCCTCACCTCCAAATCTGTCATTGATATAACATTGATGACTGCAGTATTTTCGATTCTTATTTCCATAGGAAAAGAATGTCTTATCGCAATATCTACAGACGCACTCATATCTAGCCTTTCTAGCTACCTCATCCATATGGCAATTCCACCATTTGTTTCTACAGCTATCTGAGCAGAATCTTTTTTTCTTTCTTCCAACAGGCTGAGAAATTGGCTTCCGGCAAAATTCACAAACGCCCAAATCTCCCTTATCTTTTTTTGTTCCAGTGATACCATTGCGTCTGCAAAAACTTTTAATAGTATTTTTAGAAACATCCATTCTCTTGGCCATTTCTGTATAGCTTAGCCCTTCTTCTCTTAATTCTATAATTCTTGCCTTTTCATCTTTGTTCATAGTTTCTGCTCCCTTCTAACTGTACAAGGGAGTTTTAAAGATGATTTTCCGGATAAAAATCAAAATATTTTCTCCCTGCATATCACAGGCAAAGAAAAATAGCTAATTTTTAACCTCAAATAAAAAAAGCCTGAAGATCATTCCATTTAAGGAACAACCTTCAGGCAATTTTTCGTTATTTAGTTATAAGATTTCATTTACTCTTTTTTGTACGGCATTATAATCATATCCTGCTGCTTTAAGTCGGTTTACTCTGTCTTGTCCATTACCCCAATCACCTCGAATCACTTCTCTTGCGATAGTATCAATAGACTTTATTTTTGATGAGCCACTTAGGATTTCATTCACTCTGTTTTGCACAGCATCATAATCATATCCTGTTGCTCTAAGTCGGTTTGCTCTGTCACTTCCATTTCCCCAATTTCCTGCTAGAACTTCGTGTGCTAAGGTATCTACACTCTTTGATGAAGTAACCTTGTTTGGATAGACTTCATTTCCACTTGCATCAAACACCTTATATCCTGCATTGGCATTGGCACACTTCTTTGCATTATCGAAATCTCTAAAGGCTCCTTTTTGACTCTTTACATCAGACCAAGATTTTCTAACCCTATACAAAGAAGAAGTGCTCGCTCCACCAGAAGATGAACTATTTCCTGAAAGCCTTTTATTTACCTCACTTGCAATATACGAAAACTTACTGCCTAGATATGGCCCCGGACAATTTGTATTGGCATACCACTCATGCTTTTGAAGCACTCCATCTTTTCCACCTGTATAGGTACAGTTTCTAATACCGTTTCTTCTACAAATATCTGTAACTAAATCGATCAGTGTGGCAAGAGTCCTATCACTTACTGGCCAATTTCCTCCATTTGCTGAATTTGCCACCTCGATTGTAACTGCTCTATTATCACACCATGAACTTGATGTACACCAAGAACGATTAGCCTCATCAACACATAAGACAATCTTATTATCATTCCCTATACCATAGTTACAAGATGCCTGTCTTGATGTCGGTCTAAAAATCTGACCGATTGTAGCTGCACTAATAGCACCTGCTGTATGGTGAATTGCTATCTTTGTAATAGGCTGATTTCTATGTCCACTATGATTTGGACTAAGCATTGTCATATTTACTAAACTACTGTTACTCATGGTCTTTTCCTTCTCTTTCCTTATCATGTAACTGTTCTAAAACTGCTTTTAATTTGTCCGGTACCGGAAGTCCAAGATGTGCAGCGTTTTCAATAAGGGAAAGTCCCTCATTTGATAGATAAAAGAAAACAACTGCTGTTCTTAACACACTTCCCGACTTGATAATCTGAACATCAATAATGTTTGCTATTCCTACGAGCATAAAAATAAGCACCTTTCTACAGATGCCCTTAAACCCGACAGAACTAGATAACTTCTTATCAGTTATCGCACACATCACTCCCGTTATGTAATCAATGACTACAAATAAAAGAAGTGCGAGTATTAGTCCATCGCACCCTCCTAAAAAATATCCTAGCCATCCTCCAACTCCAGCAAATGTAAGCTGAATCATACTCCAAAATTCTTTCATATTAATTTCCTCCTAACCACATTGTCATATCCATAGATGCAAATAAATCAACTATAATCGGTAATTCATAAGTCGGTGCCAATGTTGTATAAATTACTAGCTCATTTGTTATACCTAGTGGATATTTTTGAATACCTGCTAATTTCTTTGGCTCAAGCCTTAAAGTATCTATACGAACAAATATAGATATCTTATCAAACTCGACATTTTGCATTTTTTCTTTTAATTTATTAAACTTAAATACACCCTCTGATTTCTCCCATTCGTTCGGTTTTATATTTAACTGTATATGAAATGCCGGCTTTTCCGATTCGATATACTGCACGATAAGGTCATACATCTTTGATACATACTCTTTATTCACAATAACCTTGCTTTCCGTTGTTCTTTCAACTTCCGGAGTTTCTACAGTAGGTCTTCCTTTGAATACCGGACTATCAAGTAGTGCAAATTTAGACTTTATCTTTTCATAAAATCTATCCAGCCCTTCCTTACTTAAAAACTTTTTAGCCATACAGAACACCTACACAAAAAGAGCATCAATCTCTTCATTTGTAATACTACTAATATCCACCGCTTTAAGGTAACCGCTAAGATCTACTGATGTTGTACCAATCTTTTCAAACTTATCATTCAGCCAGATAAATTCATCATAGGCATCATTATCACCTTTAGCATTTGAAACAAGATAAATAATTGCCTTTTCACCACTAGCTGGAAGTTCTTCTACCACAGAAAACTCAATAGATTTTACATTACCAATAAGACCTTTGACTTCTTCAGTAAGCTCTACTTTTTTTACAAAGTCTGCATAGTCCTCAAGCTCAACTACTTTCTTAGGAATAGTCGATACTTTAGCATAAGCCTCAATACCTTCCATCCCATCAATTCTATGGGGAATTTCTGATTTCTTGGCATAATCACCAGCATCTTCTAGGCTCTCTACCTTACTTGGAACACTTGATTTAAGTGCATAGTTTTCAGCATCCAAAAGATCTGTTACATTCTTTGGAATAGCCATCTTTACTTCATCAAGTTCTGTCTTTTTTACAAATGTATCCTTTAGTTTCTTCCATACATATAAAAGTCCGTTGTTGTCTAAATATTTTGTTGCCATTTTTCTTCCTCCTGTTATTTAAGTAATTCTTCAAGTTCAATATTTGTAATTGAATTAAGTCCGAGTTCTTCAAGACTTCTGTTTCCAATCAGCTTTACTTCATTTATCTTTGGCTGATTGACTAAGCTATTGTAGTCAGATGAACCAGAGTCTGTGACCCTGATAATCGTTTCAAAAGATGTATCCATCGGTGCATCTCTTTTAAAGCTTGCATTAATTTCTGCCATTAAATCTCACCATCCTTTAAAATTTCATATGTGCTAGTTCGTATTAAAGATGATGCTATTGCACTTCCATCAGAAAACTTTGCCCTTATTTGGATTGTCACAATTCCCTCCATAAAAAGCAGCGTGTCTTTCTGAGATAGATAAACAGATATAATATTATTTTGTATTTTCACTTCATCAATACTCTTTTCTAATATGACCTTGCCATTTTGTTTGTAGGTAATAAAAAGGACAGATGCATTTGTCAAATCCACATCTGTCCGAAATATATTGATTGGTGTTGTTCCTCGGTGCATTGGTCACCCTCCTATGCTTTTTCTTCATCTTTTGCTTTTAGTTTTAGAATTTCATCATTAAGCTCTTTTTCTCTATCTTCATAGTATTTATCTAGGTTTTCTCTAAACGCATCAACTTCAAGTGAGTTTTCACTTATCACAGCTGACCTTACATCAGCGAGTATTCCAGCAAGTATTCCTTCTACCATATAGGTTGGAATAGGTATTCTTTGCTGCATAGCTGCTATATGTGAGTTTAACTCTCCTCTAAATTTTTGATAGGCAAGAGCGTAATTAATAGTTGGTTTCTCCATGTCCTTCCTCCCTGTCTTTTAGTATTAAATCCAGCTTCCTGTTGATTTCTTCAAGAAGAAGTATATTTTTATCTTCTTTTGCTTTCTGTTTTTTTACTACATCTTTTTTCAGGGTTCCTTCATTTATCACTACTTCATTTGTATTAATAATCAGTTCTGGCATCTTTACCTCCTATTCATAATAATTCAAATCCATTAGAATCCCGTCTTTAAATACCATGCGTCCATTTGGCCCCCAGCTTGCTACCGTCCCATTTGAGTTCATACTAAGTATCTGTACAAAATTAATTGTTGCATTAACCCCAAAGCCATCTCTCCACTGTGGATCAACGATTTTAAACCCATGAGCATAAAAATTACAGCCAAGATGAATACCATAATCACTATAGATACTTCCTGAACGTGAGAAACACAGCATAGTAGTGTAGCTTCCTGAATTTGCGTATTCTTGTTGGGAAAAAGCCATATATTTACCTTCACTGTCAAGATCAAAAACTAGACCTTTATGTGAATTGTTTGCACTCCATACATTTGTACCAATTTTACCTATATACTTCCCATCACGATAAAAATGGTTGCCATTTTCGTCAAAGGCAGCTCTCTTATGACCAGAGTCAATCATACCGTTGTATAAGCCAATTTCTCCTGCTGTTATCTGAACATAACTGCTTGCACTATTAAACCCAAGTAAGAAACTGTTATAATTTTGTCTCATAAATGTTCCAAACTCACCTTTTTGAACCATTGAGGAAATAGAGCCTTCTACCACAGATATTTTTGAAATCGCAGTTTCTGCCTTTTCTTTTGCTGCCTGTATGTCCTTATCCTTTACTCTCACCCATTCAAATGATATAGAAGAACTGATACTCTCAGATGAGGAATATTTCCATAGCATTCTCGTACCATCTTTGTATGGTGAGTGTTCTGATTCAGGATAATTACTACCAGAAAGGTTGATTATCTCTCCTGCATCAGTTGGTAAGCTAGAAACACCCCCTATAAGTTCCTTATAAGAATCCACTTTTTTTATGTAGTCAATCTTAAATCCATAATAGTCATGCCCCGAACCATCACACCTCCAGTAGAGCCAAAACTTATTAGATGGAATGAAAACTATTTGATCTGCTATACTTGTTCCACCACATCTTGGGAGTACATAAATCTTGCCGTCAAATTCATAGAAGATTTCTACCCAGTCATAATATTCACTTTCTGTCCTAGAACTTGCATTAAACTTTAACTCAAGACCCTGTTTTTTCATAATATATCTATAAGCATATCCGGTGGTTGTATCATAGAAAAAATCTCCTACATGGCTTTTTCTGACTACATCTGAATTCCAACTATTTGCCGGTGCTCGTGATGAATTTGGTTCATATGTTCCATAGTAGTTTCCATTCTTTTGTTCTAACCTCTGATTTACAGTTTCTACGCTTGCTTCAATTTTTCTATCTGTAGCTGAGAGCCTAGTATTAACCTCATTTATGGTGTAGTAGCTTTTAAGTTTCCTGTCTGTATCAGATATTGCTTCCATCTTTGAATCAAGGATTTGTTTTTCTACCTGTGATGTATATGAAACAGATAGTTTTTCAGCATCAATAGAGTGACTCATGATTCTATTACCATAAATCATCCCATCAAGCGTCATACCAACAGCATATGGTCCTTCATATCCGTTATGACTTCCTCCGATACCATTCATATTAACTTGAAGTACCTTAGTAGCAGTGTTTTTATCCGGCGTATCCATATATAAATCTCTTAACCATCTGCCGGAGGAATCATATTCTGTTAGTTTATATCCACCTTCAGATATATTCATCTGAGCCTTTAGATTATCTATGGCACTCTTCACTCTTTCATTGTCAATCTTTCTTGTAACAAGACTTTCTTCTTTTAGCTGCCTTACAGCATCTGCGGAACTTTGGATATAGCCTTTAGCTTGATTACTTCCAAGAACCACCTTTATTTCTCCAGGCTTTTGAAGTGGAATAGTTTGTTTCATTACTGGAAATACTCGATCCATTCCAAAAGGATAAGCTATGCACCTTACTCTATCACCACATTCAATATTTTCTGTAGGTATTCCAAACTCCGATAAGTCAACTGCAGATAAAGCTAGTTCTACCATCTCAAACTGATTATCCTTAAGCCACGCTGCTCCTTTTCTTAAAAGATTTGCAGGAACTGTTACGTCATCCCATCTGATTACCCTACATACCCAGCCAAATTCATCCTTTGCCTCTTTTGAAACAAGATAGTTTTTCCCGTCGTTTACAGATTGAATATCCGTATACTTTTTAAGAATATCATTTTCTTCTCTATCTATTTCTTTGCCAAGAGGTATAATCGCTGTAGTAATATCTTCAGCAGATAGGTCTTCCGTATAATCAAGAAGATTTACCCCAAATTCAATAGACTGTTCTGTTGCTTTTCCGATTTCTTCAAGTCTTAGGTAATCAAGATATAGATGCTCTTCTTCCCTTCTTAACTTCAAATATCCACCCAGTTTATCTATCATTTTTGTCAAGATGACTTCCAATGTGGTTTCATAATTAGTGAATCTATATAGAGAGTTATTTGAATCGGTTACAGTTACTCTTCCAAGCATTATCTTCTTGTCATCTACCTGTTCATTATGGATTTTAAGAAATTTAGAAAGTAACTGATAGGGCGTTTGGTCATGATATTCCATCTGAGGCTGAATGCTGTCAGCTAGATATGATAAAAGACCTACGCACTGGACTTTCTTATTCCCACGCAGGTCTTTTGTTTGTTCTCTAACCTCCCCTATAAAAATTTCTTTTTCGTCTCTATACACACTGACAATAGACTTTCTATTATAGATTTTTTCATAGTAAGGATTTTCAGGCGGACATATAAAGCTAAGTGAACCTGCCGTATTTAGTTCAAGATTCAGTGTAGAACTAATCAGAACTGCCTTCCCATCACTTGGATAATATATGGTATTTCCATCCATTATGATTTTATACATCTATAACCACCCCCTTTTATATGAAATATCTATGGTGCTGTTACCTGTTAAAGAAAGCACTAAATCTTTTCTTTCTCTTACTTCCGGGAATCTATTTATTCCTTTTTTGATACTAAACTTCTTTCCTTTAAAATTTAATGTCACAATATTTTCTGTTTTATTATTAAACTCAGGAACTATAGTCATATCTGAATCAAATGGAATTATCACAGTCTTGCTATTTGTAATAACAACGCCCTCAAGTTTATGAATAATCTCTCCACCATTTACCAAATCAGAAATCTTATATTTGTATGGCTCAAGCTTATAGTCTAAAGTAATAAGTGAATAGTTTTTATCTGATTTAAATTCACTCACCCACATCCTGCCTTGATATACATAGTCTTTTCCCGTATCAAGCACAATATTGGTCTTTTTGCCATGAATGGTGCTTAAAAGTTTCCCATAAACCTCTTGCCATTTTTCAGGATCTGATACAAGAAATTCAAATGAGCCTGTTCTCATTTCATATAAAACCTCCCCTCCAAGGCTTTCTGTAATATCTATTTCCCCATGCATGCCGGGTATATCAAGATATTCTAATTTAGGAGATGGTAGGTTAATAATAGGCTTACTTGTTGGAACAAGTCCAAAGTCGTTATAACTATGAAACTCTCCTATTTTCATACCATACACACTTACCACCCCCTTGCCTTTCTATTTTGTAATTTATAAAGTTCCATATCTATCTTTGGTGCAATGCCTCCAACCAGTTCTCCTGAATCAAGAACGATGCTTGTTTGTGCAAACTGCGGAAAGTATCTATCCATAATAGCAAGAACTCTTGTCATTACACTAAGAAGTTCTCCATTTGCTCCTGCAGTCATATTTGAAAGTGTATCAAGTCCCATAATCACTTCAGGCCCTGCCTCTCCTCCACCAAGAAGATGACCTCCTTTACTACCGAAGATAGTAGCACCATTTAAAAGCATAGGTTTATTCATAGCTTTTTTATACCAATCAATTGATAGATGTGGTACAGATGGCGGGGCTAAAGAAAAATGACCATTGATGCTAAAATGTGGTAGTTTGATATGAGGAAGTTTTAGTCTAATGCTTGAAAAGAACCCTTTAATCGCATCAACCACTGATTTTACTTTATTTTTAGCCTCCTCAATCGGAGTAACAATTGCACTCTTTATTCCATTCCAAATAGAAACTGCTGTATTTTTGATTCCATTAAATATAGAACTTACTGTGCTTGATACTGCATCAAAGACTGAGCTAATCTTATTTTTTATCCCATCTACCACTGTAGATATGACTGATTTAATAGCATTCCAAACACTTGTTACTACATTTTTTATACTGTTAAAAATCGTAGTAATAACTGATAAAATAGCATTTATAACTGTTGTAATTACGACTTTTATGGCGTCCCAAACAGTTGTTATCACAGTTTTTATGGCATTCATAATGCTTGTAATAACCTGTGAGATGGTGTTAAGCACAGTGCTTACAACAGTCTTAATTGCCTCCCACACCGTCATAATAGTTTCTTTGCAGTTTTCCCAAATAAACCTAAATGGCAGAGTTATTAGTCCAAAGTATCCTTTAATTAGCTCTACGATAAACATAAGTGCTACAGTCAATACATTCTTGATATTTTCCCATACTGTAGTAAAAATGCTAACTAGTCCTTCCCATATTCCCTTAAAGAAATCTGAGATGCCTTGCCATATACTCATGATGGCAGTTGATACCTTTTCCCATAAACCTTTAAACCACTCAGTGATGGCACCCCAATTTTTAATAATAGCTATGATAGCCACAACGGCCGCAATAATAGCTGCGATAATAGCTATGATTGGAAGAAGGGATACATTAAGAGCTCCAAAACCTACAGCTGCACCTCCTGCTGCAGTACCTGCGGCTGCTGTTCCTGTTGCACTTGCTCCTCCTGCTACACCTACTGCAGTAGTTGCTGTTGCTGTTCCCCCAAGTAGTCCAATAAGACCTCCAAGAGCGGAGGTAATTGTTCCAATTGCAGTAATAACTTTTCCTATAACGACAAGTACCGGTCCTACCGTTGCAGCAATAAGTGCTATCTTTACAATAGCCTGCTGCATACTGGGAGATAGACTATTCCACTTTTCATTTAACGACTTCATTATTTCAGCAAATTTTTCTAGCATTGGCTGAAGGACTGTCATCAGAGAATTTCCTACATCAGCACCTACAATCTTTAGACTGTTCATTGAGGTCTTAAACTTATCTATAGGGTCTAAGGTTTCATTAAAGGTAGAATCCACATTTCCAAGATTATCTTTTAGAGATGTTCCAAGTTCTTCAAAGGAAAGAGAACCATTTTTACAAGCCTGATAGATTGCAGGACCTGCCTTTTTACCAAATAGGCCAATTGCTGCATCAAGTCCTTCCGTGTCTGATTTTGCATTAACCATGCTATCTTGTATATCTTTAAGAGCCTCTTTCATAGGCTTTCCGTTTGCCGTTGCATTAGAAAGTGCCTTAGATAAACCTGTCATAACCTGTGATGTGTCTGCTCCTGACATTTCAACATTTCCTAGAAAATTAGCTGCATCTGATGCTGAAAAACCAAGTTGCTGAAGTGCTGCAGAATTAGTTACCATGCTCTTTGCAAGTGTATCCATACTGATACCTGTTCTTTGTCCAACAGCATTCATGGTATCAAGTAAGGCTCCTGCATCTTCTGCTTTAAGTCCAAAGGCAGATATTACTTTCTGTGTATTGTCAATGGCAGTAGATACATCTATGTTATTTAGCTGGGCAAATTTAATAAACTTCCCAGATAGCTCCTCTAACTTCTGACCAGTAAGACCAAATCTAGTGTTTACCTCTCCGATTGCTGCACCTGCTGTTTCAAAGTCTGTTGGAATGGAAGTAGCAAGGTTTTTCATACTATCTTGCATTTCTTTTAAAGCCTTACCAGATGCACCTGTTTTCTGAACAATGATATCCATTCCTTTATCCACTTCATTAAAGGCAGATAAAGATGCAGCACCTATCGCTACGATAGGTGCTGTTACATGAGTAGATAGACCTTTACCAACTTCAGTGGTCTTATCTCCAACTTCCTTAATTTTATCTCCTGCCTCTTTCATGGAAACAGATAGTGCTGATGGTATTTTTTTTGCTTCTTCCTGCAGTGCCTTTAGGTTGTTTTCTGTTTCAATAATTTCTCTTTGAAGGGCATCATACTTGTCTTGCCCAAGTTCTCCATTTTCCAGCTGAATTTTTGCCTGCTTATCTGCTTCTTTTAAGGCATTTAGCTTTTCGCAAGTTTCAAAGATTTCCTTTTGTAGTAACTGCTGCTTTTGTGCAAGAAGTTTAGCGTTGGAAGGATCAAGTTTAAGTAGTCTATTTACATCACGAAGTTGAGACTGCGTATTTTTAATGGTTGAGTTTACACCCTTTAATGCTTTATCAAGACCAGTAGTATCTCCACCAATCTCAACTGTAATTCCCTTTATTCTATTAGCCACTTTACCTCCTCCTTTCCTAAAAATAGGCATGAAAAAAAGACTCAGAAATTGATATGTACCCAGAATCCTGGACACATGTTATGAACTAAGCGGAACACATGGATGTTATCCTGTACTTTACAGGTGGCATCCATTTTGTTCTTCGATACGAACCCAGTATTGAACCATTAGATGAAAGTTTGATGTTTTTATTCCTTCTGGTGTTTCAGGCCATATTCCTTTTCTATATAGCTCAATACACTCTAACTTATACTCATGACTGTAACGCATAAAAATACCCTCCTTACCAGTTGTCCAGTAAAGAGGGTACATATCAAATTCACCAAGTCTTTAACAATTCTTACAAATTAAAATGCATATCAATAATAGCATGGATTTAAGGGTTTTAGGTATTTTCTCAACATAATCGGGATATAGATTTTCTATCATTTTTATTCTTGTTTGAATATCCTTTACCATGCTAAATGCTGATTCACAATAGTCGCCTGGTAAAATCCAAATTGCTAATCCAGATTTTGGAGTAACCTCATACTTACCAATATCTACTTTATTGACTTCTTTAATTAAATCTAGTTTTTCAAATAACTTCAATAATTTTTTAATAAAATCAGTATTCCCCCTTGAATAATATAGCCATGTATTTGATTTTGATTTTTCTATTTTTGCGGTTGCAAATGGCAATCCAATAGTCCTAAACACTCCCGCCCTATGATTTCCGTTTCGCCTAACCATATATAGTTTTTCATTACCAAAGGGTGACGGATATTCATTTAAATCTAAGATATTACCACCTATATCCTCGTTCATTTGACTAAGCAAAAAATTAAAATCGCCTCTTTTATCTAAAGAAAATTCTAGAATTTCCTCTGGAGAATGATGATAAAATGTGAACCCATTCTCCAAAATAATATTTGTAGGATTAAACCATAGTCCTTCAACTTCTTCTGAATAAGTATATTTACATGCGGGTCTATAAGCCGAATTATTGATGTATTTATCCAAGCGTTCTTTATATTCACATTCTATATTTTCGATTTCTTTTTTTTCTTCATTTATGCAGTATTCTTGTATTATATTCTTATATTTTTCCTCGCGCATGAAAACTCCACCTATAAATTTCTCTTCTATTTTTTCATTATATCATCCCTATGCAATCCTATAAATCAAAACTTATCAAATTCGGCTTGACCTGCCACTTTACTGTATTTTACTCCATCATTTGATTTCTCAGTCCAGATATCCAGTACCATGCCGATTGTAAGTAAATCAAGTTCAGAAATGTTTATCCCTATTTCCACACATCTTAGTAGAAATAGGGCTGTTGTCATTTCCCTGCTACTCTTTGGAAGTTTTTTTTAGACTGAACTTCCGTCTCAAGGTTTGCACCCCATAGTTCAAGTATTTCAGGGAGTATTTCATAGATTGAAAACATCTCAAATTGGTCAAGCCAATCATCGATATTTCCTGGAATACTCCTATCTGCATGGTAAGCCATGATGTAGGCAACATTTTCAAAGATTTCTAGGTCATCTATTTCAAATGAACCCTCACTTGCCTTAAATGTCTTTTCTAATTTTGACAGGTCCTTGAAAATATCTCTCTTAAATTTAATTCTGTATAGTCTTGGTATTGTAGCTGACGAACGAAACTTTACATCAACCTCTCCTACTCTTACTGTTTTTTCTAGCATATAACCTCCTTAATGTCCTGTAGGTTTAGGTGCTTCACCTTTAGCCTGTGGAAGATACACATTCTTATACCAATTAGCATAAGTATCTGCTGATGTAGTATCTCCAGTTCTTGATTTTACAAGACCGTCCTCTCTTGGATCTGCTGTAAGTGATAGTGTTTCTGTTCCAGGTTCAATCGTATCTTCCTTGGTTTCAGATTCAATGGACGGACGAGATGCAGAACAGTTATATAGAACGTGTCTAATTGCATTTATGTCCCCATCAAATTCAAATAACAGTGCAAACTTTTCTGTTTCAGATACGTTTGCCTTTTCTACAAGCACACCATTTCTATCAAGTTCTTCTTTTAGAATTTCTGTTCTAAACCACTCTGGGATAAGTGCAATCTCTAAATCCCCGCTATATCCGTTATTGGCAGTTGATCTAAAATACACAATACCATCTGCATAAAAAGGGCTAGACTCCCCTTCAGCATCAAGGCTAATGCTTACAGCACCTGGTATTGCCTTTGGATTCTCATAAGTAAATGCACCGCTTGTATCTTTTTTCAGCTTTGCAGCATGAACATTTTTAAGGTTATACTTTACCTTATTTCCCATTTGTCTTTACCTCCATTTCAAAAATATATAGGACTTCATAGAGTTTTTCAGACTCTATAAAGACTTCTGATTTGTTATAAAAAATACCGTACTCATCTAGTACGACTTCTACCTTCTTTTCTATATCTAGGTTTTTGTAATCTGTATAAACTTCAATATGAACTTCATTTGCTTTAAAATACACCCTTCCATCCGCTGAAAAGTTATCGCTTACTGGCAAGATGTAAATAAGGAAAGGTGGATTAGGTGATTCACCTTCTGCAAAATGGTGATAAGCACTCGGAAATCCAATTTTCTCTATAATTTCTAGTAGCTTATCCATTTGAAATCGCCTCCTTTATCTCTTCTTCAAATACCTTTATAGCTTTTTCCTCAGCGTTTGCAATGTGAGGTCTAGCGGATACCCTACCTCCACCACGCTTTGCATGACCAAACTCAAGAAGATGGGTAAGCTGATATCTATTTTTAGAATGAACGACAAGTTCCAGACTGTTTGATGTTTCTCTCACAGTTTTTACCGTCCAGCTTTTAGAATACTTACCTGTATCACTTGGAGCACTGCTACTTATTTCATCCCGCACAGTCTTTCCTGTATTTTGAACTGCCTTTTTTACTTTTTCAGTTGTAACATCAGCATATTTTTCAAGTTCCTTCATCACTTCAGATGAGAAGCTATCTATTTTTACATTACTCATCTTTCCACTCTCCTGCAGTGCAGTTTCATACTTTTCTTCTTGTAATTCATATGGTCAATGCCCTTTATTTCATAAATAGAACTATGAAAGATTACCCTAAAACCTATTGATGAAATATCAGCTACCTCTCTACTGTAGCGAATAGTAAAATCAATCTTGCTTTCATCCCATATAGCACCGCTACTCGTTTCCTCCTGTGGGCTTTCACTGCTAATGGTTGCATAGCAAGAATAGTATTTACTCCACACATTTTTATGATTTCCTATTTTATCCACTTCAATTTTGCTTTTTTCTATAGTAATGCGTTCATTTAATAGTGAAACTTTCATTAAAATCCCGCCTTTCTTACTCCAAATAGCATAGATCTAAGTGTAATTGTTAGCTCATGATGATTCGCTTCTTCTCTATGTTCATAAAGATAGGCAGCCCCATATAGAACTGCCACCTTATATTCTTCAAAGTTTTCTCTGATGATTTCTTCTTCATTTTTTCTTGCAATAGCAAGGCACATCTTCTCTGCAGACTGGATAAGGGTGCTAATAAGATTATCATCTTCACTGGTATCCACCCTAAGATAGTTTTTCATTTCTTCTATACTTACAACCATAACCAGCACCCCTTTCCATTAATTATGCTGTAGCCTTAATTGGAAGAATCTGAACAGCCTCTTTTAATACAAGCTTTCCATCGACTCTCTCCTTAGCCACAAAACCAATCATTCCATTACCTGCGAATAGTTCAGTAAGTTCTTTGAAAGAACGAGCTCCTCTATCACCAATGTTGTAATAGCTAAAGTCACCAAATGCGATGGCATTTTCTGGAGCAAAAGCTGAAGTCTTAACTGGATAACCAAGAATTCTATCAGGCTCACCTTCCTGATAAGATGGCTGCCAAATATATGCACCATTGTTATCTTTAAGCTTTCTCACCTGTGCGATTGTCTTATCGTTCATGATAAAAGTAGCATTCTTTCTATATGGACGTTTTAATGCATGGATAAGGTCAATCAAATCATCAGATTTTACTGCTGTGATGTCCTTTAGATATGTTCCTCCATTCGTTTTATTAAAAATACCAGTTGGTTTGCCAGTACCATCACCGTTTAGAAAAGCATCTTCCTCTGCGTTTGCCAGTGCTTTACCAAAAGCTGTCAAGATATGGTCCTCTAGTTTAAATGCATTATCGTATAATAGTTCTTCTGTTACTTTGATTGCGACATGGAGTTTATGTGCATCAAGAAGCACCTGTGCAAACTTAGAATCGCCAAAGTTAAGTGCTCCACCTTCATCAATCCAAGCTGCTGCAGGATTTGACATAGCAATATTGATTTTATGCTGACCACTTGTTGTGATAGTTGTTCCAAGAGAACGCATGATATTTTCCTCTTCAAGTGTCTCAATCAATCTGTCATCGTACTCTTCCGGAACCAAATACCCACCATCTGCATCAACACCTTCTTGAAGAACATTTTCTACTCTCTTAAAGTTCGTACGCAGAGCATTTAGCATCGCATTTTTATACTCATCTCTTGCTCTGCCTTCCTTCTCCTCTTTTCCATCTACTTTCATAGGTTTTGTTACAATAGCATTTGATGTAGGTTTGGATAGTTCTTTATCTAGTTCTTCCATCTTTTGTAGACGCTCAATCTCTAGGCTAAAATTATGGACCTTCTTTTCCATTTCGTCATAGACCAAAGCATCTTCTTCAGAAATAAGGCCGTCCTTATCTCTCTTACTATCAAGGAATGCCTTAGCACCTTCCCAAGCCTTATTACGTTTTTCAATCATTTCTAAAATCTTACTCATTTTTCTACCTCCAATTTTTCATTAAAAAAAGACGGTCCATTAATTCGTCCGCCTTGATGCCTTTGTTTGTTTCTTTATTTTCTATCTTGCATTTAGCAGCTAGCTTATCCATCAGTGAATTTACTACTTGTGCCTCCTGATACATCATAGAAACCTGTGGAATTTCCATGTCATTAGCTTCACCTCTTTTTAAGATGTCATCTGCAAAACCAAGCTCTACAGCTTTATTAGCATCCATCCATGTTTCTGAATCCATTAGATGAGATAATTTTGCTCTGGACAGTCCGGTCTTAATTTCATAAGCATTGATGATTGACTCTTTTACCTCATCAAGCATGTCGATAGCTTTTTCCATCTCACCCTTATTTCCAAAAGCAATGGTCATAGGATTATGGATCATTAGCATGGATACCGGGCTCATTAAAACCTTTGTACCTGCCATTGCAATAACAGATGCAGCACTTGCTGCTATGCCATCAATTTTTACTGTAACATCTCCCTTGTAGTCGATTAGCATATTGTAAATCTGAGCTGCTGCTACACAGTCCCCTCCTGGAGAGTTAATCCAAACAGTAATGTTTCCATTTCCTGAATTTAACTCTTCCTTGAAAAGCTGTGGCGTCACATCATCATCAAACCAAGATTCTTCAGCTATCGTTCCATTAAGGAATAGGATGCGTTCTGTCACTTCCTCTTCGTTTTGGTTTTTCACTCCGTTCTTCCACTTCCAAAACTTCTTCATTAGGTTCTTCCTCCTCCCCTTCATCATCTGCAAATGCTCCTGCTTTTTTAAGAGGGAGCATATTTCCATTTACTAAATACAAATCCCCGCCTTCTTCACTAGGAATACGGTCAAGATTTTCTAATTCTCTAATATCATTGGCACTCATCCAGCCATTTTGCCTGCCGATAGCATATCCATTCATACGGCTTTGGTAATCTCCACGAAGTAGTCCATCTACATTAAACTTCACATAGTACTTTTTCTTTTCCTCATCCGTAAAAAGTCTACGAACAATGGACTGTTCCCACCTTGCTACCCAAGGATCAAGAGTGTACTTTACAAACTCAAGAGATTGCTGCTCTATATTAGAAAAGCTAGACTTCTCAAGGTCACCTACCATATGAGGCGGGACTCTAAAGATTCTAGCTATCTCATTGATTTGAAATTTTCTCGTTTCTAAAAACTGTGCTTCATTGGGAGATATGGAAATCGGTGTATACTTCATTCCTTCTTCCAAGATAGCTACCTTGTGTGAGTTACTTCCTGAAAAGCCTTTTGACCAGCTATCTCTCATTGCCTGTGGGTCTTTCACCGTTCCCGGATATTCTAATATTCCACTAGGCGTTGCTCCATTAGCAAAGAAACTAGCACCGTATTCTTCTGTGGCAATTGCCATACCTATGGCATTTTTAGCCATTGCAATTGGACTATATCCAACAAGTCCGTCAAAACCAAGTCCCGGGATATGAAGGATATCTGATGATGTGAGCTTCACACTTCCCTGTTTTCCAAGGCTTGCATCTGAATCACTTACCATATATTCATAGAAAATTTGACCTTTATCATCTCTATCCACCTTCATTCTGTCAGGCATTAGTGGATAAAGACCTAATACCTCACCTTTCCCGTTTCTGATTATCTGTGCATAGGCATTGCCCCATAAAAGCAAATGCGTCATCATAGTTTCTCTAAAAATGAAACTTGTCATTTCGGGATTCGGCTCATCATGAAGCACCTTATATAGCGGATGGTCTATTGCTTTTTCAGTTCCTGTATCTGTCCGTAAATAGACGTGAAGTGGAAGGCTTGCGACTGCTTCAGAGAGTATTCGGACACAGCTATATACAGCTGTCATCTGCATAGCCGAGCGTTCATTTACTCTTCTTCCGGAAGAAGAACCACCCATCAAAAAGCTATATGCACTTCCATTTGTTCTGTTGGTAGGCTTATCTCTATTTTTAAATAAACCACTTAATATTCCCATATACCCTCCTATTTTTTTACATAGAAAAAGCACCTGCCAATATAATAGGTGCCTATAAATATAAAAATTATCTTTAAAACGGTACTTTATTCAATTACTCTTTACTTTTGCTAGATACGGATACTCTAACTTAGCAATTATAAATGTAATTCCTTGTTCCTCACCATTGAATTTAGTAATATCCGCATGTTCCAAACGTATTATCCTATGTTTCCCTTGGCTACTACAATAATTACATTTACTTAGTTTATCTTTTGTAACCTCATATTGTTCAAACATCGAACAAAGGTCATCAATCTCAATACTATCTTTTGTAAAATAAAAATCTGAAATCAAATATGCTGAGCTCTCATTTTTAGCAGTGTTCAATAATATTTCTGGAAATAAATTATCAGGATATTTTTCAAAACTATTCGAAGTTATATATTTAAATTTCTCTGCATATTTTTTATCAGGGTGTTTAATTTTCATTCTTTTAAAATAATCTTCTATTTTTTCATCTTTTCGATTGAAACATCAATACCTTCTTCATATTTTGGATCTGATGTGAAAGGCATAATAATATACTTTTCACCCTCAACATCTAAAAATTCAAAAGCTTTTTTCAAAGATAAATCAGCTGTTATCGCTCTGAACGCCCAAAAACAAAATCCATTTTGCTTTATATCATAAATTTTGGTTTGAATGATTGAGTTAAAGTCTTGACCATCATAGCCACCGGCTACCATAATTACACCACGTGAAAACAGATTATTTTCAAAAAAATCTTTAATTCTAACTTCTTTTATTTCAGGTATACTCTCTATTTCTTTAGGGAATAATTTACTCAATTAGTTGTCCTCCCGCATTATATTTGCTTTCCATAACTTTCTATAAATACACCCCATCGGAACTTCATTTTCTTTGACTTGAGTATAATTATAATAGTAACCATTCTTAGTTATCGAGTACACCCCTCCAGCTTTAGCATTTTCTTCAATAACATTCAACGGTACAATTGATATCTCAAAATCATCAATAGAGTATTTAACTATTCCATAAGAAATGCATGGAATAGAGCTATAAGTGTCATTCTTTAAAACTTCTTTTAGCTTATTAATTTTAGGAATCTTAGCGGAAACCATCGGTGTTTCTTTTTTTTGCCGATCAGACAGACTTCTTCCGACTGTACAGATCAAATAGGATTCTTCACTATTGGGATGTGTAGCTCTAATAAAACCCTTTATAGGCTCTACTTCCCAACGGCTATTTGTTAAAGCCGCTTTAGTGAGTTCTTCAAAAAATTCAGCAGTGTTATTAATAATCATAGTAAACCTCCATTTTTAGAAATGATTTCTCGTTTTCGCTTCTAGGGATAGAATACAACTTTAGAAACGGTTTGTCAATATCATTTCTAAAATATTGATCTTATATCTTCCTCCTACATAAACAAAATGCCTCTACCATCATATACACTTTCTGTATTTTGACTTCCACATCGAATTGCTCTATCAAGTCCCATTATAGTAGCAATGGCTCCATCAATCTTTTCTGTGGACTTTTCCTTATCCGCCTTAATATTCCCTGCAGGGTCTGTCCTAATAAATATGTTGTCCATATTCCACCTAAGTACAGGATGACCACCGTGAGCAATTTTTTGCTCTAGTGTTAATTTCATAAGTTCCTTGGTTGGTGGGCTCATATCCTTAAAGCCCTGTCCAAAAGGGACTACAGTAAAGCCCATGTTCTCTAAATTTTGAACCATCTGAACAGCACCCCATCTATCAAAGGCAATTTCTCTGATGTTATATTTCTCACCAAGCTTTTCTATGAATTTTTCAATATAGCCATAGTGAACAACATTACCTTCTGTTGTTTGAATATATCCTTGTCTTTCCCAAATATCATAAGGAACATGGTCACGCTTTACCCTTAAATCAAGTGTATCTTCTGGTAACCAAAAATAAGGAAGAACTATGAATTTATCTTCCTCATCTATTGGTGGAAACACAAGTACAAATGCAGTAATGTCTGTTGTAGAGGAAAGATCTAATCCTCCATAACATACTCGTCCTTCTAGCTTATCCTCTTCTACTGCAAAGGAACAAGCATCCCATTTTTCCATTGGCATCCACCTAATTGCTTGTTTTACCCATTGGTTAAGTCTTAGCTGTCTAAAGGAATTCTCCTCACCTGGATTTTGCTTTGCTGATTCACATGCAGCCTTTACCTTATCAATTCCAACTGTCACACCTAGAGATGGATTTGCTTTCTCCCAAACCTTGGGATCAGTCCAGTCATCACTTTCATCTGCTCCATAAATCACAGGATAAAAGGTAGGGTCTATTTTTCTGCCTTCTAAAATATCCTTAGCTTTTTGATGGGTTTCATAGCAGATAGAATGTGTATCTGTACCAGCTGTAGTTATAAGGAAATATAGTGGCTGAGTTCTAGCATCTCCTGAACCCTTTGTCATAACATCAAATAGTTTTCTGTTTGGTTGTGTGTGAAGTTCATCAAATACTACCCCATGGATATTAAAACCATGTTTGGAGTATGCTTCTGCCGATAACACTTGATAAAAACTATTGGTTGGCTGAAATACGATTCTCTTTTGAGATGCCAGTATCTTCACTCTTTTATTTAAGGCAGGACACATCCTTACCATATCTGCAGCAACATCAAATACAATGGTTGCCTGCTGTCTATCAGCAGCACAGCCATATACTTCGGCTCTTTCCTCAGCGTCACCACAGCAAAGAAGTAAGGCGACAGCAGCTGCAAGTTCTGATTTTCCCATTTTCTTTGGAATTTCGATATATGCTGTATTAAACTGCCTATATCCGTTTGTCTTAATCACTCCAAATAAATCTCTTATAATCTGTTCTTGCCAAGGGAGTAATTTAAATGGCTTACCTGCCCATGTACCTTTTGTATGGGATAGACATTCGATAAAGTTTACCGCATAATCTGCATGTTCTTTATTATAAACGGAGTCCTTCTCTTTGAATTTAGTTGTCTTATACTTTGCCAATTCTATCCCTCCTTCTAAGAATAATCGCATTTTGACAAATCACAGATTTGAAACGATGCGATATCTGACCTACATCGAAATCAAAGATTTCTGTTATGTCATAAAAAATACAGCCCCTCGGCTGCTACTACGAGAAACAGAGCCTAAGCTCTGAAACTCTCTTGTTTTTAGTTTTGATTCAATGCCCACTCTATGGCATGGCCATCATCTTCAAATCTTTTGTCACTGACTTCCCTAAGTCCAATAATACCTTCGCATGTATGGTCATCATCTAGAAATTCATAAACTGCTGCAAAGTAGCAATTTCCATCTGGGTGATAATAGTGCCCTACAAGAATCACCCTATCTACAAAGGTTATAACCTTACCCCATCTAGTTTCTAAATCTTCTGGTGTTGCCTGTGTTGGTATTCTGTACTCTTTAGCTAGCTCTGTCATCTTGTTCATTTTCTTTATCTCCTTTGCTTTTGGTAGTACTATATATCACTCTAAAAGCACATAATAGCAAGTCAAATTTAGAGATAAATGTAGTTTATTTTCCATAAATAATGAAATCAACATAAGCCTTTCTATCGGTTTCAATAAAATCTACAAGTTCATAAAAGTCCATTTCAAAGGCGATTCTTTGAACAGATATTACGTCAAGCATATTTATGATTCCTGTATTTCTGATTACAAGAATTTGTTCCTTTATTTTATTGTTCATCTGAAATCCTCCTGCAGGAATCTTCACCATAAGCTACACTTAGGCTACTTCCGTTATCCCAAGAAACCATAATTGAACCAATATCATCAACACCTCTTACCGTTCCTTTTGTACCTACTGGTGGTGCCTGAATATCATCCATAAAGACAAGTTCAACTCTAGTTCCTATTGGATATCTTTTCCTTATCCCCTCTACAACATCTCTACTTGGAAATCTCATCTTTATGACCTCCATTTCTGAATGCAGAAGAACCAGATAACTTTTCAAGAAGTATCTTTCTATCCTTCTTAAATTCATCACCTATAAAACCAAGTCTTAAAAGAAAACATCTAAAGGCATATTTTTCATTTATAACTTCTTTGGAAGATTCGTTGACGCGTTTGACACCCATACTCATCTTACAAAGTACTGCAATGAATTTTGTATATGTCATTAGATGTTCGTTATCGATATTTTCAAACCAAGGAAAACTTACTTTTTCCTCGTCTTCCTCTATTTCAAGACTTGTAACTCCTAGTGCCTTTTTGATTAAATCGCCCTTGTTTTCAAAGATTTTTTCTAGCTTGGATAAATTTACCTTATCTCTTGGAATTGCCACTGTAAGCCCCTGTGTGGTCACAGTCTCCCTTTGTGGAAGGTCTATCCCATAATCACCTGCTAAAATTTTTTCAAGATCTTCTAGGTTTTCATTTACCTTTGATGTAACTGTTCCTTCTTTACTCACAGTAAATGCGCCAATCTCATATGCTGCGCTTGGCATTCCTAGGTATTTGGCTTTGTAGCCGGTTAAATCTTCAATTGCCTGAACTAACTTTTTTCTTTCTGCGCCTTTCATTTCATACTTTAATTCCATGCTTATTACCTCCTCTAATTTGGTATGTACATATATCACTCTAAAGGCTGTAAATAGCAAGTTATTTCTGTCTTTATTCAAAATAAAAATGGGCAATTCCTGCTAGTACAAAACAGACATTAGGAAGTGCTACACCATTACCCCACATCTTATATTCGGCTGAATCGGTATGAGGGTTTTTAAGCCACTTTCTTATCTGTTTTTCACTTTTTAGCTTAGTAGCTTTTGTTACAACTCTTCTATATGTTTCAAAGACTTCAGCCCAAAATTTCAATTCTTCACTGCTAGGATTTTCTGTTTCAAGTCCATCGCACCAACCATCTGGGAAACCTTGAAGTCTTCCACACTCTTTTGGTGTAAGCCTTCGCACGATATATTTTTTACCTTCCATATCATTAACAACTGGAGGATCTTTATAATCGCTTGCTACTAAAGTATTCGCTAAATTTTCTACTGCCTCAGTATGATGCGAATTTTTACTTGTTGAATAAACAATAGCAAGACCGCCTTGATTAGCATCCGGTGAATTTAAACCAGTGTTTATGGTCCTCGCAACATCCGTTTCATAGATATTTGCTCTATGATTCTTTGTGTTTTCTGATGTGATTCTGACATCAAATATATCCACTTTATCTTCGACTACAAAAGGTTGATTATTTCCACCAGTTCCAAGACTTGCTCCTAGTGTATTACTAATATCAATCGGACCTTTGAATCTAGAGTCCTGTCCATGATTTTCAAATACTAATGGTGGATGATTACCTACGCTTGCAGTAATTGTTCCACTTTTATTTTCATGAACATCCATCCTCTGACCACCCTGGTCATTTAAGCACAGATTTTCGACCCCGTTTCTAGTGCAAGTCTTAGAATTTCCGGTAGTTCTTTTCCACGGGCATTTGCTCTTTTCAAGATGCCAAGGCATGCCCTCGGACTCAAATAATATTTTTCCGGCACTTTCTCCATTAAAATCGCAGACAAGATAGATTCGTCTTCTTCTCTGGGGGACTCCCCAGTGCTGAGCATCAAATACCCTCCATGCGAGGCTGTAATTATCTGCCAGGATAAGTCCTGCATTTTGCCACCTGTTAGGTCTAGGCACATCAATTTGATATCCTTTGATTTCACAGATTTCACAGATTTCTTTAAGTACTTTTTTAAAGTCTTCTCCCTTGTTTGAGGAGAATGCCCCTGGGACATTTTCCCAAATGATGTATCTTGGTTTTGTTCCATTCGTCCTCTCCCTCATTTCTTTAATAATTCTTATTGCCTCATAAAATAAATTAGAGCGAGAACCGTTAAGTCCCGCTCTTTTCCCTGCTATGGACATATCCTGACAGGGACTACCAAAAGTTATAATATCCACCGGCTCTATTTCATAGCCTTTAATATCTGATACATCCCCTAGGTGCTTTACTTCCGGCATTCTTTTTGTTGTAACCCTGATGGGAAATGGCTCAATTTCTGATGCCCATATAGGTTTAATTCCCAATAGTTTTGCTCCAAGCGGAAAACCTCCACTTCCATCAAAGAGACTGCCAAGAGTTAATTCCTTACTCATCAGCAGTCACCTCCCAAAATTAAAAAATCTTTTATACTCTTTCCCATTTTCAACTCTTCATGCGATTGTCTGCATTCTTTTGTAGAGGTAGTAACTTTAAATAGTTCATCTATTTCCTCATCTGTAAAGATATGCGGATTTTCGATAACTCTTTCTAATGTTGATTCTCTTTGAATTAGCATATAATTTCTTCCTTCTCGTTCTCTTTCATTTGCAAGTTTTTCTAATTTCTTGCCTTGCTCTTGTACTTATATTAAAGTTTTTTCTTTGTTCATTATGATGTTCTATGTTTAATAGTGTTTTTAATATTTAACCTTTTAAAACTCTTACTTTATGTAATCTTTTTGTTTTTCTTGTTAAATAAAAAAAGACTAAATATCATTCCGGATAAATAATCTTTTTTCTACATTTTTATTAAATTTTAGTTCGAAGGATATGGATAATGATATTATAATCTAAATATATCATCACACTCTTTTAACAACTCTTCATCATGCGTAGCAACTATAACCATTACGCCCTTACTTGCCCTTTCCTTCAAAAGATTTACGACAATTGTTCTATTTTCAAAATCTAATGAGGCTGTTGGCTCATCTGCAAAAATAATATCTGACTTTTTATAGATTGCACGTGCAACACCAAGTCTTTGTTTTTCTCCACCCGACAGTACTTCTGCATTATCTTTAAATCTATTTGCAAGCCCCACATGTGACAATATCTTTTCGATTGTATTTTTCTCTTCCTTAGAAACATTACTTTTTAGCGATACATTATAGCCAACACTTTCTTCTCCTATAACTCCATAGTCTTGAAATATAAAGGACGCTTGATTTTTCCAAAAGTCAGTTCTTTTATTTTCTGTCCAATTATTAGTTACTTCTTGATCCCAATATAGCTTTCCCGATGTCGGATCCGTTATCAAACCCAAAATATTCAGTAATGAACTTTTCCCTGAACCACTAACACCTGTTATAGCAGTAACTTTATAAGGCTCAAATTCATAGTTAATACCATCAAATATAGTCCTATCACCGATTTTATATCCTATAGAAGAACACCTTAATACATTCATGCCTATTCCTCCCTTAACGCAGCCTTTTCAAACTCTTTTCTTACTCCTTTTCTAAAAAATAAGTACATGCTTGTAGCATAGATTACTTCTGTTATAAATACAGCAAATGTAGCATTTTTAATATCGCTATATTTACTTAGTACTAATGTTAAGACTGCTCCAAGTATAACTATAATACAAGACATCATTATATTTTTTTTAAGGACTTTCCCGTACAATTTGTCAAAGGAATTACCATTAATAGCCAATATGTAATTTCTTTTTTTATTTGCTTTAGCCCAAACATTGACATTTTGTCTTGTGGCGAACACTATCATAAATAGTACTATGATACTCGATAAGAGATATTGCAAACCTGTCAAGGCTAAATTTTGACCGGCAGTCATAGCACTGTTCGTTACAGAATCAATTGATAAAATACCACCATATATTGAAGAGGATTCCAATTCATTTTTTATTGCATTTGAATCCATAAAAAACAAATTACCTGTAGACGTGACAGGAAATAAGAAACCTGAAACACTTAATACTTCAACTGGATTATCTATTTTTATTACAATAGCAGAACTAGGATATGATATTTCGCCCCCCATAAAAGCATTTTGTCCTAGAGCCATTAATTCATTACCCTTATAGGTATAGAGACTCATACTTTGTTCTATATTCGAATCTCTATTAAACATAACATCTAACTGATTTCTCAAAAATTCACTACAGCTTTCCGGTAATTGCTTCAGGGTTGTTTTTTTTAACGAACCATCTTTTAAGTCCATTTTGTCCATGAAGTTATCATTTACTATCAAAATTTTCTCATATCCACCTAAATCGCTTGAAGACAATTCTATTACAGAACCCAAATCCAAATTAAGAATTAAAGAATTTATCGGTTGATTTCTTAATACCTTTTCAAATTCTTTTAACCCTTCTTTTGATTCTACTAAGTCACTTGCATTAAAAGAAACTGAAACCGCACCATTAAATGCTTGTAACAACTTCGCCTGATTATAGTTTCTATATGCATTTCCCATTAGTTTTATTGATGGAGTAAGTGTTAAAACTGCCAATAAGATAGCTACAAAGCATACCATTATATTTGAACGATAGTATTTTCTTGCCGAAAACTCTCTTTTGCTTATTAAATCTCTCGTTGGTTTAAACATGACTGACAATGCTAATGTTCCAATTAGAATTAAAGCTAGGCTTGTTATCAGTATGACAAGTGATACCTTTGAAACTAGTACAATATTATTGAAATTCATTGTAAAATACATATAGATGAGAGAAAGAATTGCACCAAAGAAGACACCACTAAAGATATATCTGCCCACTCTTTGCAACAATTCCAAATGAATGCTTAATACGCTCTTGCCATTTAATAATTGTATACAGCGAGTTCTACTTCTATATATAACCCAAGATAAAACTAAAGATATTGCTAATAGTATACTTGTTATAAGTCCAACCATCGCTCCATTTCCAGATAATTGTAACAGCCAAAAGCCAAGAGCTGTTTTAGACTCATAGTAATTAACATTTACACCACTCTTATTAGACCATTCAATCAAATCATTTTCTACCGCTTTATTGTCATTGACATAGTAATTACCAGATAAAGGTGTTTCTTTTATATTATCTGATGGTATTAACTTACCCTCCAATTGATTAAAGAGCCAATAAATTTTATCTCCTTTAACTGCCATTAGCTTTGATTCTATTTTTTTATCACCAAAAACATAAATGTTTCTTTGTTCGTTTATATCATCGGCGGTCGATGATTGTAAAAAAAATAAGGAATCATTTTTATTCGCAATGTTATTCAAGTCGGAAATTATTTTTTCTTTACTGTATTCGCTATCTCCAAGTGATATATGGAACATTGCATTTGTACCAAGTGGATTATTAAACTGATTGTAATTGATATAACCAATCGAAAAAAGAACGCAAAGCACAACCACTATAACACCTGATAATCTTATTAGTTTTGACATGCCTCATCCCCATCCTTTATTTTAATTCTTAAAAAGCAGGAGAGTATAGTACTCTCCTGCTTTTAACTTTATAAAATATGCGATTTTATTAGTTGCATACTCTGTAATAGTAATGAGGATCAGCACCTGGATTGTTAATTGCCCAAAGTTCAGCAATAGAAGTTTTTCCAGACGCAGTATCTACACTGCGCGATTTTCTATCGCCACTTATAACAGTACTGCCATGGCATCTCTTAACCGTATAGTATGAACGATACTTAACATTCCAAAAACCATATTCCCACGTTCCACCTTGACTAGGATATTGAACGTTCTTTCCTGGTGATACCCAAGTCGGCTTCATCATTGAACTTTCAATTCCCTCTGATGTTACTTTTAGAGTTTGCATATCATTTTCTGCGGCAAATACATTCATTGGCAATAACGCACTCACTGATAACAAAGTGGCAAGTCCTACTCCTAAAATTTTCTTTTTTAACATACTATTTCCTCACTTTCTAAAAAATTTTGCTATATTTCCTTTCAAAAGGAAATCAATCTCCATTCTTATACCTCTGAGGATTATTATAGTTCATAACTTTCACCTCCTATTACTCAATGTAATCCTATATATTATTGACAACAATTACGACTATGACACTTATATGTTTCTTCTCCGTCCAAATCGAAAATCTTATATACGCAAACACCTAAAGCATTTGCAATATCATTTGCAGTTTTCATACTTGGCATTGTTTTTCCTGTTTCTATTTGATTTATACTTATTCTTGATATCCCAGTTTTTTTACCTAATCTATGTTGTGATAACCCTAATGGTTTTCTATATTCTTCAATTCTATTCTTCATTATTTAGCCTTCTTCATTTGGTTAATTATAGTTTACCATGTCTTTTTGTGAATGTCAATAATATAAATCACAATTCTCCGTCTATTATCGTTTTTTGATGTATCTTTCCTATAGATATAATATTGTTTACCTATAGAACTCTTTCTAGTAAGATGGATTCTAACTCTCTTTATTTTATTCCAAACCTTAGAATCAATAATAAAGGTTCTTCCGTTTTGAAGTTTACCATAAGCCACTGTTCTATCATCTGAAAAGTTAATTACTGTTTTACTCACCAGCAGTCACATCCGTCATATTTTGGGCTTGTTCATAGGTGTACTCTTTCCCATCTCTTAGAAGTGAAATATCTACAGTATCATCATTATGTGCCTTTATATATCTTTTAACAGCTACATCGATAAATTTAGGCTCAAGCTCAATACCATAACAATTTCTATCTATCTGATCACACGCTATAAGGGTTGATGCAGATCCTAGAAAACCATCAAGTACAAGTCCGTTTATCTGCGTACTTTGTTTTATCAAATAGGCAATAAGTGGTACTGGTTTACTTGAAGGATGTCCGTATCCATCTTCCATAGAATTGCAAATCCCATCAAATTCAAAAACTGCCTTTTGCTTTTGATCTCCATACCATTTATGTTTTCCATCTTTTCTCCAACCATAAATGATTGGCTCCATATTAAACTTCCAGTCTGTTCTCATAAGTGGTGCTCTAGATTTTTTCCAAATAAGTCCTGCACCAACTTTAAAACCTGCATCTTCAAAGGCATCATAAAATACTCTTGCTTTCATGGTTGCGTAAAACTCATAAATAGATGCATCAATAGCCATTGCATTTTTGAAATTTGAAAATATCTTCATTAAAAACTCATAGCCTTCCTTATCACCTAAATTATCATTAGCAATTTTCCCAGATTTGTTTTCTAGATTCACAAAATATGGTGCATCTGTACAAACAAGATTAACTTTAGTTTCCGAGAGCAATTTATTAAAAACTTCTGGATCAGTCGAGTCACCACATATGATACGGTGTCTTCCCAAAATCCAAATATCACCCGCCTTAGAAAAGCATGGTTTATTTAATTCTTCTTCAACATCAAAATCGTCATCTTCTACTTCTTTATCATCTTCAAAAATACTGACAAGTTCACTTTCATCAAAACCAAGTAAATCTAAATCGAAATCTGCTCCTTGTAATTCAGAAAGTTCAATCGCAAGTATATCTTCATCCCAGCCAGCGTTAAGTGATAGTTTATTGTCTGCAATAATATATGCCCGTCTTTGAGTTTCAGTTAGGTGGCTTTCCTTAACGCATGGTACTTTCTTTAGCCCTAGTTTCCTGGCTGCAGCAAGTCTGCCATGCCCTGCTAAAATAGTATTATCTTCCGCTATGAGTATCGGAGATAGAAATCCAAACTCTTTTATGCTTGCAGCAATCTGAGCTATTTGACTCTCTGAATGGGTACGAGCATTTCTAATATATGGAATGAGGTCATTAATATCTGCTAGATAATACTGCATTTCTTTTTCCATAAACTCCTCCCATTAAAAAAGACCCCACTCGGCAAATTTTTCAAATCCACCCACGGAGTCTATATATTCTTTAGCTAGTCTTACTATCTCATCATAAGACTTACCATCTACTTCTCTATCCCCAATTGCACAGCAAAGTTCAACTTCTTCGCCCACCTCCTGTGCTTTTAGGAAAGCATAGATGTTTACAGATACATCTGCTTTTGACAAGTCTTTCCCATGAAGTCCTCCACCAGTTACGGAGTCTGCCATATCTGACCCAAGTTTTCTATTGGTAGCTCCTGTATCTACATCAGTTCCACCAGTCCAATCTCCCAGTGGATTTACTTCTGCATAGGGATAGGTTTCTCTAAGCTTTGATGTTTTAGCATTACTCTGACAAATAATTAGCCTTGTTTCATCTAAGATATACTTACCATCAAACGGATAATTATTATAAATTTCTCTTGCTATTTTTGATAGTTCTTTCTGTTCATCTGTTAAAGGTACTCCCTTAAAAATACCATTATCTCCACAGCGCACCTTGTACTTTTGATTGTTTGTCAAATATACATCTTGAGGAACAATCACAATATCCGCCTTCACATCTCCTGCAATACGATGAATGATTTTTTCAATTGGCTCCTGATAGAGTTTTTCTGTTG